GATCCCGCCCACCCCATCGCCGGCAAAGGTGACCCCGTTTGTGGTGTCAGCGATTTCCAGGTTTGCACCCGCGCCGGTCACTCCCGCCCCCATCGTGAAAGTGACCGAGATGCGAAACACACCATCACCAACGGGGATGATGCTGCTCTGGATGCCGGCAGCGTTTTGGGTGATCTGTCCGGTTAGAACATCAAAAAGAACACGCCCAATCAGAACCCCGCCCGGAGCTACACGAACAGATAGACGCTGGTAGACCTCGGCTTTAGCGTGCCAACTTAGCGTAACGGTTGAGGCAGCCGTGAGGACCAGCGCCCGGGTAATGCTGTGTACCGCCGAATTTGTCGACGGAGTCAATTTGAAGAAAGGGATCCCTTTGATCGTACCGGCGCTGGATATCGTCGCCTCACTTTTACCCCATGCGGCGTTGGAAAGGTCTTGGCTTTGGGTGTATCCATTGGTGGATGGCGTCTCCACCAGCAAGCCTTCGCGGACTCCACTGACTGGTGAATAGGTGATTCCTGCCACGCCGCTGGCCAGTTGTTCTATGTCCCTGGCCGCGTTGTACCTGGTGCGAATCGTTGCCCTCGTAAAGCTCATGATGCTGGCAAGCAATACGCTCTGCTGCGACACAAGATATGTATCCAGCGCGAAGTTGAGATCCAGCGACGAGTTTGCATAAGCAAAAATCGGGATGGTGTGCGCCGGCGCTAGTTGCCTGATCTTGCACTCAAGCGAGCTGGTGCCCCAGGAACGCAAAGGCTCACCGACCGCCGAGAGTCCTACACGGAAAGTCAGGACGGTGGTTTCCGGGCCGTTCACCTGCCAGGTAAATTGCCAGTCGCCGTTGGTCAGCGCATCGCCCACCTTCGACATGCCAACCCTGAATGGCCTGAACTCGGTAATGGTGACTTCGTATCCCAGAGCTGCAGCGATGCTGATGAAATACGCCGGTGACTGGCCACCAGTGCTTGCCAGTTTGGCCAGAAGAGCATTGCGACGTCCCTGCAACGTACCCTCAAGGGCGCCCGAGCATTTATCAGGTAGGCCTACAACGCGCTCCCAATCGCTGAGCAATTCATTCGTACTGGCCGGATTGGCCTCAAGCGGCAGCAACTCGCCCCGGCCATCCACTCGGGCCAGTTCAATTGACATGCCGTCGAGCAGTTTGTGTAGCGTGTTCCCGGCTTCCCTGGGGAATGCCTGACCCGGAGGCAGCAGCGTTTTCAGCTGCTCCAGGTAGTCGGCAGCTGTCGGCATTAAGCCTCCTTAAAAGCTGGAGAAGGTTATGGTTCCTGGAATCGCCATGTGCCCGGTGGCATGTGGCACATCAGCAGTCGGCGATGTGATGGCGTTATCCGATTCACCGGCGGCCAGCGATACCGACTCGCGTAAACGGCTTATGAGGGTCGGCGCGCCTGGCTTGGCATCCCGCACAATCAAATCGGCAACCTCGGCCAGTACCGCTGCCTGCACTGCCGCCGTATTTGGCGAAAGTTTTACCAACATGTTCAGCGGGTCAGCGACTGGAGCCACGACGAACACTTCTGCGGTTACCGGGCGGCGCGCGTCGATATAGGCCTGAACCTCGGCAACCTTTGCTGGCGTTGGAATGATGTCGACTTCACCGTCGCAGACAAACAGGACGGTGACTGTCCCCGCCCCCATCTGCCGGGGATAAACCCAAGCACGGGTGACACCGGGCACCTCCAGCGCCCAAAGCTCGTAGTCAGACGAAGCGCCACCGTGCGGCGGCTGCCTGATTCTTTTGAGAAGGCGGCTCAGCAGCTGCTCGTCCGTTTCAACGTCCAGCCCGCCATCAATCGCGGTAGATGTTGTTGCTGTGGACTGAACACCTGCGATCGGGGACAGAAGAAACAACGGGGTGCCGTTCGCGGCATCTCCGGCGGTGCCCGCCTCAACCGCAACGACGGTGACTTGCAGTGTCGTTCCCGTGAACACGCCGTCAGCCAGTACGCGGTATTGCACGGCATCTTGTCGCTGAAGGATCGTTCCCGCAGTAACCGTGGACCCGATGGCGCCGTTCAGTGTGGCGCCACCTGTCGAATAGTCCGCGCTTTTGCGGAAGACTTTCCAGATCGCCGCCCAGCGCTCGAGATATTCCTTCTCGGCAGTATCGATGATCGCCTGCTTGGCGGCCCATTCGAGGAAACCGTACAGCATGTGCACAGCGCCGGCCTCGGACCGCCCGAGGATGCCCAGCAGCGATCGGCGCAGTACCGCACTTTCAACGCCGGTCACGCGCCCGCTGATATCTGTCGTAACCCGGTCGATGAGTTCCGGTAATGTGGGTCGAGCAAATGGCATCAGGCAGCCCTCTTATCGGCCTGAGCCGACCATTCATAGTTGTACCGGTATCGGACCGCAAAGCCTGTCGGCCGGTAGATGTCGATGGTGAGGAGCATCACGCCCCTCGAAAAATAGGACGCTGCAACGTCGATCCGCGCGGCCACCAGGTCGTCAATCATCCAGGCCAGCGCCTCGCGGCAGTATTGCTCGGCTCGGCTGAGTGTTTGTGGGAGTTCTTTTTCTCGCGCCAATAGCCAGAGTAGCGAGCCAGTTTGGTCAGTAGCGGATGCGTTGGCGATATCGCCCCAGTACCCGCGCAGATCATCCTGCGGGTATTCGGGCGGGATCTGCTCGGCGCTGGCACGCCGGTCGGTGAATAGACTGATGATTACGGCTGTTTCGAGCCCGTCATCGCGCTCAAGATCAAACCCGAACAACACCAAGTCACCGCCGAATTCGCCCATTTCCATCGCGGCATCAGCCATCAGACAGGTACCCCAGTTGATCCCGAACCGGCAGTTACACCACTGTGCTTGTGGGTACTGCCAATGTCTTTGCCGTTGTGTCGAAGGCTGGTGCCGTTGATGTCCAGGTTGCCGATATTGAACTCCCCGTCCGGCGCATCAACCTGCACTTTCAGCACTGCAGTGATCTGCAACCTGTCGCGCAACAGCGCCACCTTGTTACCAAGGTCGTCATACAATGCGACTTCACCTGGCTGCAGGCTGATCCGGTACCGACGATCATCGACAACCAGAACAATACCCTGCTCCCGGTTGCCTCCAATGAAGGCCACAGCGACGTCACCGCCCATTGGGTGACTGGTAAAACCGTAGTTCTGCATGTGCTCGACGCCATCGCGCAGCTCGTTCTTCAGCAGCTCAACCTGCAGCTGCTGACGTCCCGTCGAATCGTTGACACCGCGTAGGACTCCACGGCCAAACATCATCATCACGCGGTTTCCGAGGTCACGAATTGGGTTACCCATCTTACTTGTCCTCTTCCCCAATGGCTTCAGCCCAAATATTTCGCCCGCCATTCTTGCCCTTCTTCCCTTTTTTGGAGTCAGGCGGTTCCGGCGAAAATGCTTGAGGGCTCACAATGTCGATCTTTGTTGTGGTACCGCCCTCCCCGCGCTCGTACGTGGCCTGGCGGATGATCATCTGCCCGTCCATGCGCAACCACGGTGACTTGACCTGCACCAACATGCCTGGCTCCCACAACGAGCCGCCCGGGGTCTGGCGCCAGCCTTGCACGGTGATGGAGGCGGAAGCGGACTTCCCCAGGCGGCTGTTGGCCTCCCAGGTGGCGCGCTCTTGGGCGCTGCCGGAAGAGCTTCCGGATTCGGCAACGATCAGCATTGGCCGGTAGCGCCTGATACCGCTGTCGTTGGCACCTCCCTCGATGTGCGCCTCGGTCTCGCCCTCGCTGTACGGGTTGTATGCGGCCTGCCCCTTGACCAGGTAGCTGCTGAATCGCTGACTATGGTCAATGCTGCCTGAGGCACTGAGAATGTTTTCCCCCTGGACCAGGCCGACTGAGGCACGCTTGTTGCCCGCACGAGTGATCAGCAGTCCACCGGCACCATCCGGCATGAGCAACACACGCCGCTGCCGGGCATAACGCTCAATTGCCTCGAATGCGGTTTCACCCTGCTGGAGCTTGCACACCGAAAACGGCTCACCGACTGGGACATCAGCGGAAACGCCGACGCCGAACGGCTTGGCCAGAATTTGAGCGAAGCGCAGCAGATCGATGTTTTTCCACTCGTCCGGGTTGTGCACCGCGCTGCAATCGATCAGGTCGGAAGTCCGATCACGCCCCTGAATGTTGATGGTATGGTCATTCGCGCTGAACGATGGTTTGAAGATGTCTACGTAGCCGATCACCATCGGGACCCCGCCAAGCCTTACCTCACACCGGTCACCTGGCAGAATCGGCCACGGTTGGGTCTGAGCGCCCGAACCATCCTGACCCTCCCAGCGCTCGGTCAGTGTTACGGTGAACGCTCCCGACGAAGCATCAACCGCCCGGGTGACGCCGATCTGGGTCCAGCCGGCATAGTTCATGCCATTGACCAGCAGCTCAAGATCATCCATTCGCGAGCACCTCGAGCGATTGGCCGCCAGTCAGGAACCCTGGCCGCCTTGGATCGTTGCGCGCCACGATGTCATCGGCGCGGCCGGCATCCCCGTAAAGCTGATAGGCCACGACCAGAGAGGGCAGCGTCTGCCGGGGGGAGAATTTCGCCAGCCGCGGCAAATCCTGATCAGGGTCCGGTACCGCCTGGACAACTGCCGTCCGCAAATCGGTGAGCGCGACGTAGACCAGGTCGTTGTTCGTGCTCTCGCTTTCCTCATCGAGGCTGTCGGCCAGTTCGGTCCGGACGGTGATCGCCGATTCGTAACTGTCATATTTCGTCGGTGAGGACGTTGTCTTGGTGCCGCCGTTCGACACACTCTC